GTCATGTTGCTTTGCCATATGAGATCCTCCTTCAGCATGTCTCTATTGTACCATGTTAATATGTATTTGGAATTTCTCATTTTGGCTTGTACTATTTATATTCTAGCATCAAAGTCATTTGTAAGAGCGTTTAAAGGAGTGCTCATAATAGTGCGGAACGCATTGCGCTGAATGGTACGATAGCCGCGGATGGTAGACGGAGACAGCAAAGCATCTGATGATGAAATGTACTTTTCAATAGCTTCAGATAGAGACATGTCGCATGGTTTTTCTAATGCCTTTTTGCCAGCCTTGATCTCCGCTTTAATCAGATCAGCTTCACTGGCTGATGAGGCCGTGATCGAACGGTAAATACGTTTCATTTTTTGCTTTTCAGTTTTGGGATCTATGATGGGATTCCCGTTTTTTTCAAATTGAGGTTCTGAGTGATCGTAGATCTGACGCCGTATGCTGCCGGATGGCAGTTCACCTTTTTTCTTTCTTGCCATTGTAGCATTCCTCCCTAAAAATAAGTATAAAAATAACAGCCAGCGTGGAACGGGTGTTCCGCTTGCATAGCCGCTCCGAGAATGATACAATATGCTTGCTTAGGGCATTGTTCTTCGGAGCAGTGGAATTGCTCTTGGTATTTGCTGTACCAAGGGCAATTTTTATTGTTTATCCAATCAATGAATTCTTTAAAGCATTTTCAATGGATACTGGTGGAATTTCTAGGTTTGATATTAATAGTTCTTTCTCTTTTCGTTTAATGTTTACAGAATAATCTAAGTAAATCGGTTGTTGTGTTTTCCTTTTGTACATTTTTTTTATTTCAGATGAATTATCATAACTGATTAACCACGGGAAGGCTTTGGATTTTATGTATTTGGCCAACTCTATGTGCATATTATTTTGATAAAAGTACCGGTACAAAGAAGGGCCTTTTTCATAGTAAGGAGGGTCGATATACACAAAAATTGAACGATTTCTTTTGTAACGAGTTTCTTGTCGAAGAAAATCTATTGCATCCATATTAAATAACTCAACCCTGTCTGAAAACCTAGATAAATCTCGTATACTTTGGATAATTCTGGTTTTATTAAATCTACAGTCTATTTTGTATGATGAATTTTGGGTTATTCCGCCCAATGGATTTGCATTTAAAATACCAGAGAAATTTGTGCGGTTTAAAAACAATCCAGCAAAACCTATTTGAACACAAGTCTTGTCGTTTAGATAGGTGGAATCGCGGTATTTTGAAAACTCATTCCAATTTTTAATAGTAATATCAGTGTCTTCAATCATCTGAATAAGTTCATCAGTGTTATTCATGACAGAAAACCAAAAGTTGTAAATTAATGGGTCTAATTCATTTATTTTTACGCTGTTTACAATATTATTTTCTAATAGACCCAGTGATACAGCTGCACTGCCGGCATATGCTTCATAAAAAGTGCACTGAATCAAATTTTCTGATTGAATCAAATTTTGTATATAAGGTACTAGTTTTGACTTAGCACCAGGATAGCGCAATGGATTCTTAATAGCCGTATTTACCACCTCCTTAGCGATTATATTACAGAACATCTAATTTGGCCAGACTTAATTATGATTCATCTATGACAGGTAAATCTAGTTTAGTAGCCAACTGATTATAAATTCCAACAAAATCGGATAAAAATTTTTTGTAGTCATTGTTATTGACGATTTTCCAATAATTATAAAGTTTGCTATTTCCGCGCCCCCAAAATCGCGTCTGCTCTTTGAACCAATTTTTATATTGTTGAGGATCTGCTCCTCTATCGATTAATGTAGCGTAATTTGCAAAACATTTCTTTTTGTCATATTTACCCAATTCCATATCCCAGAAAGGATCTGTTTCATCCAGAGAATACAGGAATCTATAAAATAGTTCTTCTGGGCATACTTTTCCAGGAAGAAACATTACATATTTTCCCTTATAATGTTTTATTTTCCGTAATACATTATCTTTGTTTTTGTCTCCATCAAGAATTAGGATACTTTCAGATATAGGTTTAAGCTTAACACGTAATAATTCCAAGTATGATTCTGCACCAATAGAGCAAGGGTTAAACGAAAGTTGCTTTTTATATCCACTATTTAACAAAGATTTAACAAATGATTGTGCTACATTATCCTCGGTAAAAACAGAGATTTTGACTTCTGATTGAGGAGTATCTTTAACTGTGCCGGACAGTTCCAGGATGACGTCGTCAATAGAAGTAACATTTTTTGCTGTCACTGATTTTCCCTCTTTTTTTAAATATACTAATTTAGCTTCGTTTGTATTATATTTATCAAAAAATGTTGCTTTTATGATAGATGGAGAGTGGGTAGTAAAAATAAATTGTATTTTATATAGAGTGGCATACTTATATAGTCTTTTAATAAGCCGTGTTTGAGCCAAAGAATGAAAAGTTGATTCAATCTCATCAATCAATAAAATGCCACCGTTATAATCATGGGGATATTTGTCCTTTAGTCGTTTAAAAGACAAAATAGATATCAATATTTTACCTAAATTATCTTGCCCGGCTGAAATTGCTAAAGCATCATATTCTGGTGAATGGATAGATGCAGTATATTTTTTGTCTGAATGAATAGTGTCTACAGTGATAGCATCTGACACCTCAGACATAATATCTTTGTACTCTAATGCTAAAAAGCGTTGTTCTTCCGGCGTTAATTGATCGAGGTATTCGAATTTTCCCTCTTCTCCGATAGGAGATACTCTTTTTAAGCTAAGGTAATATACAGGAACCTGAGGGTATCCGGCACCAGAACCTTTCCCTTCAGTCGACCAGAATCTTGGAATAGGATCACTTTTATCTCTATAGATACTATGAGCTTCAAAGTAGTCTTTTTTATATATTCCTGGATAAAGGTTTAAACGCCATTTGTGTGATCCGGGAACATCTTTTTCCGAGAGTTTAAACTTTTCGGCAAATTGTGAACGATATTTATATCCATCAATAGAGCTTTCTCCATACATGGGATGCCCTGGACTAATAGAGAAAGTCTGTCCCAATACGCCTAAAACTGTTGTTTTCATTGTGCCATTATGTCCAACGATTGCTGTTAATTTTGAACCCAATTCAAAGTCTACGTTGTTTAACGCTCTGAATTTGTCTATATGTACGCTTTTTATTATCATTTGTATCCTCCAATTATCAAATGTCAATTTTGTTATAAATGTTTTTGAAATGGTATATATAATTAATCGTACCATACAGAACATAGGAGAAAAACAATAAAAAATCGACTTTTTTCGACGGATTTATCTAAACACATTTCAGTACACCCAGGGGGTGAAATATATCAGGTATTCTCCATAAGTTGTGTAGAGACCGTACTTTGATTCGTAATGGGAAAGAGCATCAACTAAAAATAAATTCTCCCCATTTTATTTTTGAATCTCCAGCACTCCAAATGATGGATCGAAATATATAATATAGTTGTCAACTTGTGTAAATGGGCTGTATTTTGCAGCATAAGTTTCGAGAGCTTCACAGAGATATTGCTCTGATACACCAAAGAAATCTGCCATATCCTGCCGGCTTCTACATCCATGCCTATATGCTCGGATTATTCCAGACAATCCGATTGCGTTGTTGTATCCCCACAAACGTGCGCGTAATTCCTGTTTTCGATTAGATGTATCTGACATATCTATAATGTCGCCAGTAGAAGTGAAGTGATGTCCCATTTCTTCATTTAATATTGAAAATTTTTCGGCTTCCGTTTCAAGTTCATTGCTTAGCGCAATAGAGCTATCGCAATACAGACCCTGTAATCTGGTTCCCGACAGATCATATTTTTCATAAATCGTAACGTTATTGTCTTTTGCTTTATCTAAAAGCTTTTCATATTCGGTCAAATAACCACTCCTTTTGTGCTTCCTCATGGCCATTTTATCAAAACACATGTCCAATAAGTGGGACTACTTCCTTTGGGATTTGACAAATTTGGCAAATTCATTTATTCTGTCCAATTCTTCTGCAGTATAATCATCCCCATCAAAGTGAGCGGCAATGGTTACAGGTTTTTCCGGCTCATCCCACCCCATTAACTCTTGAGGAGATATTTTTAATGCTTTAGCAAATTCTCTTATTTTAGATTCGGAAATATCTACTTCGCCCTTTTCTATTTTCGCAATGGATGATCTATCCTTATATCCAGTTAATTCAGCCAATGCATCTTGTGACATTTTAAGTTCAAGTCTTCTTTCCTTAATATTCTTATATAGGTCAAGCATAAGCGGAACCCCTTTCGTTGTTGTATGAAACTATAATACCATGTTGTGTAAAATAATTCAACAAAATTATAAAAAAGTGTTGACAGAAATTCACACCGATGATATAGTGAATGTAGTTCACGAAAGGGCGGTGATAAAATAGTGGCAAATGTAGAACTGCTCAAAGAAAAAATGAGCGATTCTGGAATGACTGTTTCTGCGATTGCTGATAAATCTGGTATTTTAAGAGAAACACTCTACAACAGAATGAAAAGTGGTAATTTTTATGCGTCAGAAATTGTGGCGTTGACAAAGGTACTTCGTCTTAGCAGGAAAGAAAGAGACGAAATTTTTTTACCATAACACGTGAATTATATTCACAACAAAAAGAAAGGGGAAACAATATGCCAAGAGCAAAACCGACAGACGTAGAAATGTATAGGAGAGATATTAGAGCCCTAATAAAGAAGAACATGGAAACAAACGGGATTCGCACAAACAAAGAATTGGCTGAAAAGATATGCATGCCAGAAGCAACACTGAATTATCGTTTGCGGAATCCGGAAACTTTTAAATTGGGAGAGATGCACCGGATACGGTTGATATTAAGGATTCCGGAAGAGGAAAGGGGGAAGGTGATTTGATTAAGACAGGAAACATACTCATGGTGTCCGGATCCACGGCGGCGATCTTGTCAGCCTGCGGTTACGATGGACAACCCTTGATCGGCGGGATCGTGTTTCTGGTGGGGCTTGTGATGCTCGGGGCCGGAAACAAATTAAAGAAGATCCATTCGGAGCGTGAGAAAGTAAATCTCCGCTGCAGATTAAAAAGAAAAATAGCACCGTCAGATTCTTTGGCGAGAACCGGTGCTATTGATTAAAAATACGTCTATGTATTTTCGTGTATTATAGCACAGTTTTCGGAGAAACGGAAGGGAAAATTATGAAATATGAAGTTTGCCGCGGATGTGGGGATCATCTGGATGCCGGTGAAGCAGTCAACGGTTACTGCCGCGATTGCCTGGAAGAAAAGGAAAAAAGAAAGGACATCGTGTACCGGATGCAGTGTATGGTGGCATCCAAGGATTTTAAACAGATGGAAATGGAGGAATTTATATGCGTTGCGATGAAACAATAACAATCCCGAAATCAGAGTACCGTGCACTGCTGTATGCTTCGGCAAGATCGCAGGCGCTGAACGATTATATCAGATCGCGCAAGGATGAGATTTATATTGATACGAAGTCATTAAAAGCAGTTGCCGGATTGGATGGCGAAAATGATGGGTGATCCGTATGATGATTTTCTTCGGCGGGACGAGGAGCAGGCAGAGTGGCTGGCAAATCGTCCGGTATGTGAGATATGCGGGGAACCGATACAGGATGAAAGCTATCACAGGCTTTTTGATAAGAATGTTTGTAACAGATGTTTAGACGACAATGTGATTTTTTCGGAGGTATAAGAAATGAAGAATACGGAAATTAGAGTAGCACAGAAAACAGGAGCAATCGAGTTTAACTTTGAGGAACTGAAAAGCCGTTTGGCGGATGAAATGAAGTATTACAAGGGGCTGACCTTTTCTGAGGACACGAAGAAAGAAGCCAAGGAAACCGTGGCGGATCTGCGGAAGCTGAAAAAGGATATCAATGATAAGCGTATTGAGATTAAAAAGTCCTTTATGCATCCGTATGACGAATTTGAAACACAGGTAAAGGAACTGGACAAGCTGATCGATGAACCGATCGCCTTTATCAATGAACAGGTGGAAGAATTTGAGCGTAAGCGTGTGGAAGAAAGGAAAAAGCTGATCTCTGAAATTTACACTGGGATCATTGCGGAGCATGAGACCGTGAGAGATTATCTGCCGCTCCAGCGTATTTATGACAGTAAGTGGGAGAATGCCACTACTACCAAGAAAGCTATCAAGGAAACCATTACAGGATATGTTGAGCATGTGGAAAAAGACCTTGCCACTATCCGTGCAATGGAATCCGAGTTTGAGGATAAGGGGCTGGCGAAGTATAAGACTACTTTAGAATTATCCGATGCTATCGAAATCATGAACCAGTACCAGAAGCAGAAAGAGGAGATCCTTAAACGCCAGAAGGAAGAGGAAGAACGTAAAAGGGCAGAAGCAGAACAGAAAAAGAAGATTACCGAACCGGAAGCCCTGGTTGCGCCTGCCGTTCCGGCTGAACCGGTTACACAGGAAAAAGCAAAAGAAGAATTTGTAGAGCCTAAGTCCCGCACCGGTGCGATCAGATACGAAGTGATCGCTGATCCGTTCCAGATCGCGCAGCTTGAATCTGCTATGCGTGAGTATGGCATTGAATTCCGGAGGGTATAAGCATGGCAGAGACGGCAAAGAAAATGAGCATTTACGAAGCTATTTCCCGATGCATGGAAGAAATCGGGGCAGTTGGCAAAGATGCAGTGAATAAACAGCAGGGCTTTAAATACCGCGGCATTGATGCGGTTATGAATGCAATCAATCCGGCACTGGTAAAGAATCATGTGTTTATTGTGCCGGAAGTGCTGGATCAGCAGAGACAGGAGAGAACGACAAACAAAGGAGCAGTGCTGATCTATTCGATCTGCCGGATCAAGTACACCTTTTATGCCGAGGATGGCTCTTTCATCGAAGCGGTGACGGTTGGTGAGGGAATGGATTCCGGGGATAAGGCAACAAATAAAGCTATGGCGATTGCATTCAAATATGCGTGCTTCCAGGTGTTTTGTATTCCAACCGAAGAAATGAAAGATCCGGACGAAGAAACACCGGATCCGGTCAAGCCACAGTTTACACCGGCAACACCGGAGCAGCTGCATAAGATCAATGAATTTGTGGATGCCTACGCTGAAATGTGTGAGAACGCAAAGGCGGTAGATATCATGAACCAGCTTAAGAAAATGTACAATTTTTCCAGTACATCTGACATATCTACGGAGCTGGCAAGCAAGCTGATCGAACAGGTTGAGACCTGGTATAAGAAAAAGAAAGAAGCTGATGCCTGATGGAACTTACCGGAAAAGCGGTTGGCGCATCTCTTGATTTCGATACGAACCGGTTTCGGATCACATTTGAGGTCAATGAGAATGATGTGGTGAAAAGTGAATATGACAAGCTGAAAGGGTATGACAAACTAAAAATCAAAGCTGTTAGATACACGCAGCGGAGATCACTGGATGCAAATGCCTATTTTCATGTTCTTGTTGGCAAGATTGCGGATGCGCTGACCATATCTAAGGCAAAGGCTAAGAATGTATTGATCTGTAAATATGGACAGCCCCAGTTATTACCGGATGGAAGCATGATGGTCTACAAAACAAATGCTCCGGAAGAATTTATGTGGGAGCAGGAAACGATCCACTGCATACCGGTTAAATATGAGGATAATGCTACTTTTTATAAGGTTTATCGTGGAAGTCATACATACGACACGAAAGAAATGTCGCTTTTGATTGATGGAACAGTGGCAGATGCAAAGGAACTGGGAATCGAAACCATCACGCCTGCGGAGATCGCAGAAATGAAAGAGCGGTGGGGGATATGAGACGATTGTGGAGCGTATTTACAGAGGATATGGATCACTGCTATTTTACCGGCTCTGCTACCGTGGAACGCCATCATATATTTGGTGGGAATCCGAACCGCAAATACAGTGAGAAGTATGGATTTGTTATCCCGCTTAGTCCGGATCTGCATCCAAACGGCGTGCATGCCGGAAAGAATGCGGCAGACATTGATTTGAAACTAAAGCAGATGGCGCAGAAGTATTTTGAAAGACATTACGGAAGCCGGGATGATTTCCGGCGGATATTTGGAAAGAGCTGGTTATGAAAGGTTGTGATTAGATACGCTTACAAAAAGAGAAATTGATCTTTTGAAATCCAAAAGACAATCGATGATACGCAGATGTAACAAGAATAATAAAAATCCCAAGGATAGAGCTTACAGAGAAAAGGGGATAACAGTATGTGATGAATGGATAAAATCTGAAAATGCTTTTATTGAATTTGCAGAAAAAAATGGGTATAAAGAAGGGCTGACCATAGAGAGGATTAATTCTCATAAAGGTTATTGTCCAGAAAATTGCAAATTTATACCGATGTCTGAACAGCCACTAAATACAGATAGAAATGTGTTTTGGGAAATAGACGGACAAATAATTAGGCTTTCTGATTTTGCAAGAAAGTGTGGCGTAAGTGTAGAAGCCATTAGAAAGAGGATTAAACGTGGAAAATATCACGTTGTAAATAATCCAAACATCGTTGAAACACGAGACCAATGAGGTCGAAAGAAACTGTTCATGCGAGAAAGGTATCACGAGCCATGACTATTGCCCGGTGCTTTGGTGCCGGGAGAAAGGGGGCAAATTGAAAGACATCAATGATATTCCATATGGTCACATGTTCCCGATGCAGAGATCTGGAAACCCGGTCGAGGACAGGCAGTTTCGGAGAAAAGTTGAGGAAGCCAATAGAAACGGTGACTGCATTATAAATGTGGGAAATGGTTATTACCGACCTGTTCCCGGAGATACAACGGACGAATCCGAGTTACGCGAATATTTGGCGAAAGAGTTACACCGCGCCAGAGCGATACAGATAAAGCGATTAAAAATGAAAATGACATTTGAAAGGTGGCGAGAGAGTGGAGTACTTACTGGTAATTCCGGGGAGACTGGATAACTTGAACGACTTCATCCGTGCAGATAAATCCAGTAGATATAAAGGAGGAACGCTGAAAGCCAATAATGAGAAAATTGTGTCTGCATACATATTACAGTGCTTGCGTGGAGTTAAGATCAAGAAGCCGGTATATATGGAATATGCATGGTTTGAAAGGAACAAACGGCGGGATCTTGATAATATATCATCATTTGGGCGCAAAGTGATTCAAGATGCTCTGGTCAACCGCGGAGTGCTGAAAAATGACGGATGGGAACAAATTGTTGGTTTCAGTGACAGATTTGCTGTTGATGCTCAAAATCCGCGGATAGAGGTACTGATCCGGGAGGTGGGATGATTGGATGGCAACTACATAAAGTTGAGCCGTGGGCTTCTTGAATGGGAGTGGTACACAGATATCAATACAACCCGGTTGTTTATCCACATGCTTCTGAAAGCTAACTGGAAGGATGGAAATTTCAAAGGAACAACGGTTCCACGCGGATCGTTCGTTTCATCCATCGGAAAGTTGTCGAGCGAAACAGGACTTACAGAGCGTGAAATCCGCACTGCAATTTCTCATTTGAAAACGACAGGCGAAGTGACAAGCAAAACGACAAACAGATTTACCGTATTTACTGTGGTTAAGTACGATTTGTACCAGACAAACGACAAGCAAAACGTCAGTCAAGAGCCAGTCAAGCGACAACCTAACGACATTCTAACGACAACAATAGAAGAAAAGAAAGAAGGAGAAGAAATAAATAATAATACGGGCGCGTGCATGGGATTTGATGATTTCTGGAGCCGCTATCCGAAACAAGCACACCGGATGTTGGCAGAACAGGCTTATTGTTCACTGGTTATTTCGGGGATTGCTGAGAGCAATCTGATTACTGCGGCTGCCAATTACGCCGAGTGCTGTAAGATCAAGCGTACACAGGCGGAGTTCATAAGCGCACCGGATAACTGGCTTGCTAAATCGAAATGGATTGACTATACGGCAGAGAATTACAAAAAGCCAGCGGTCAAAGAGGAAAAACCAAAAGGAACCACGAACAAATTCAACAATTTTGACCAACGCAACTATGATTTTGATGCGCTGGAACAGCAACTGACGGGAGGTATTCGAAATGGCTAAAAAGATATATAAGCGCCGCCGTAGCCGTTTTGATCCGTACCGCGGTGAGATCGAGCATCTGCTTGCCGCCGGTTGCACGACAAATCAGATCACGGATGCCATGCAGGCGCATTTCGGAGAGACTTACATCACGGAATCCTCGGTGTACTACTACATCCGGACAAACGGATTGAAAACGACTGTGACAAAGGGAGCCAGAGACGGGCGGGTATATATTCCGCAGTGCCGCGATTGCGAAAAGAGGTGTTGTGTAATCAATACAACCGGGCGGCGGGTGTGGGGATGCCGGGTATCTGATTCGGAGATCCGGGAAGTGCCAAGGAGCATACACACAAGCCCGATGTGGTGCGAAAAGAGATCAAAGGAGGGAATATGGAATCAGTACAGGAAAGGATGAAGCGAATAGGGGCATATGAGAAGATCGCTTCGTTTATGCAAAAAGAGAAACAGCCGTATGAGTTTAAGCGGAAATACGCCCAGATCAGGGCGGAAGAGTTTAAGTCAGAGTGTGATCGCCGCGGGCTGAACTGTCATGTATCGGTTGGTGGATTGGATAGCATCGTATTATTCCTGTTTTTGCGTGAAGTGTGTCAGATAGATGTTCCGGGAGTGTCAGCATCCACATTAGAGGATAAGAGCATCCAGAGGGTACATAAGGCGATCGGGATTATCAATGTGCCGCCACTGAAACGGGATGACGGGAAATTGTGGACTAAGGCGAGGGTAATACGGGAATTTGGATTCCCGGTTATTTCTAAGGAAATCGCGGGAAAGATAGAACTGCTCCAGAATCCTACTGAGAAGAACAAAACAGTTCGACATGCGATCATAACCGGAGAGACCGGAGAATACGGCGGGTGGCAGAAAAACTCAAAAATGCAGTTGAAGCAGAAGTGGCTTGAACTGTTCGGAGGATATGAAAACGAAAATGAGGGATGTGACTTCCAGAAGCCGGACTTTCTGGTATCGTCCAAGTGCTGCTATTACCTTAAAGAGAAAAATTGTGACAACTGGGGAAAGGAACACAACAGTGTGCCATATTTGGGATTAATGGCATCCGAGGGCGGCAGACGAGCCAAGAGCTTGCGGATGAATGGTTGCAATTACTTCGGAGCATCCACGATCAGATCAGCGCCGTTTGCGATTTTTGGCAGACAGGATATTTTAAGGCTGGCGTTGGAGATGGATGAGTTGTGGAAAAATGACTTGAAAGAAAAATATTACGACAGGCTTTTAAGGGATGGGCGGATCCCCAAGTGCTTTAAGATGCCGGAGACGATCATACCGGATATATATGGAGCGATTGAGCGGAAACCAGACGGTACATTATATACGACCAAGGCACAGCGTACTGGTTGCAGTATGTGTGGGTTTGGAATCCACATGGAGAAGCGTCCCCATCGGTTTGACTTGTTGTATGAAAGCAATCCAAAAGAGTGGGACTATCTGATGTTCCATCTCTGTAAGGATAAGGACGGGAATGATTATGGATGGGCGAAAGTCCTGGACTATATCGGCGTGGGATGGGATCCTACGACGATCGGGGACAACTGCAAAGGGCAGATGAGCATTGAAGATTTTATGAAATAAAAGTTTTTAAGATAGGTAGAAGGGCGGTCGGCAGTTGTGCTGACCATTGAGTTGCTTGTTTGAGTGGTTGGAATTTGTGTTGCCATAGAATTCTCCATTTCCGTACTAAAAGTACAAAGAGCAATTATTAAAGTTGCAATGAGTTTTATGACTGCCAACCGAATACCCTTCATCCCAACGGGATCACCCGCCTGCCTATCTCAAAGACAAGTATATTGTAAAACAGGGAAGATAAAAAAGCAAGAAAGGAGCCGAACCTCCGGCCGGGGTAACGATATATCGGGTTCCTTTTGAAAAAATGAAGAATAGTGAACTGAAAGAATATGTAAACAGTTTCCCAGACGATGCACCGGTAAGTATTATCTGTGCAAATCCAAGAAAAAGAAAGCTGTACAAGCTGGAAGATGTAATTTGGGTGACAGATCAAGGGCAGCCTTTGATTCTCATTGACATTGGAGAAGAATCGGATATGGATGCAGAAATGGTAGAAGCTTGTGAAGAATGCGAGCGAGATGCAGATGATCTGGAAGGACAGATGCAGATAGAGGATTTCCCGGAGGTGTGCGCCAGTTCGGTGCCAAATATATAACTGGTGGGAATCCAGTCTGGTAAGACTTAGCAAGTCGCCAGTACCGAGTCCTTGGAACGCCAAAGGCTAACAATGGTGTTTAAGCGTAGGGCAGGGAACAGGAACGCCGTAATGCGTAAGCGTGAAGTGATTGAGCTTCGTTAGAAATATCAATTGTGTGGGGTGGTCTGCTACCTCCTTGGGTCACCAACAAGGATTAGTCGTTAAAGCGAGACTATGAAAACACACCGGAGTCCTAGAGCATGGCATACCTGATATCGTTATATTTGACATACCTGGGAGACCTGGATGGTTCTGTACATGAGACAGTAGGGAATATCGACCAATGCAATGGTGAGTATGAACGAAGACCATCGAGGAGTCGGATTCGTCCATAGTACTGATGAAAGCGGTAATGACGCTGGAGGGAAGGGACGGACAATAAGTTGCTTTTGCAATCAAAACATAGAGAGCACAGGAGGCATAAAAATCTATGGAAAAAGAGAAAGCAGAAATAGCCAGTCTCGTAGAAAGATATGGCAGAGTTCAGTCGCTAATGAAATATGTCAACAGTGACACACTCAAAGAGTCCTACAACAAACAACCCAAAGGGAAAGCAGTAGGAGTGGATGGAATAACCAAGGAGCAATACGGAGAGAACTTAGAAGAAAACATAGAGAGTCTGCTTGTCAGAATGAAGAAGTTTTCCTATAAGCCATATCCCGTGCGCAGAGCCTATATCCCAAAAGGTAATGGCAAGATGCGAGGACTCGGTATTCCGTCATTTGAGGATAAAGTTGTTCAAGGTGTCTTTAAAGAGATACTGGAAGCGATTTACGAGCCTAAGTTCAAGGAGTTTTCATTTGGGTTTCGTCCAAACAGAAGTTGTCACGATGCCATTCAAAGAGTAAACAAACACATCATGGCAGACAAGGTCAATTACATTTTAGATGCAGACATCAAGGGATTCTTTGATAACCTAGACCATGAGTGGATGATAAAATTTCTTGAGCATGACATAGCAGATAAGAACTTCATCAGATATATCAAGAGATTTCTGATAGGGGGAGTTATGGAGGATGGTAAGCGACTGGATACAGAAGCTGGAACAGTACAGGGCGGTCTGATTTCGCCAGTGCTGGCAAATGTGTATCTGCACTATACCTTAGATACATGGTTTGATTATGTGAAAAAGCATGAGTTTAAGGGAGAAATGTACATGGTACGCTATGCAGATGATTTTGTATGTCTGTTCCAATACGAGAATGAAGCACAAAGGTTTTATCAGCTTCTGATAGAAAGACTGCGTAAATTCGGTCTTGAAATTGCAGAGGATAAAAGCAGAATTCTACCCTTTGGCAGATACAAGGGAACAAAGGAATCCTTTGACTTTCTCGGCTTTACACACTACAATGCGACAAGTCACTGGGGCAAGTACTGTGTACTGCATAGAACAAGCAGGAAGAAGCTGAAAATGAAAAGAGAAGCAGTCAAGAAATGGATATGGGAGCATATGCACGAAAGCATAGCCGATACCATAGAAGCGTTGAATGTGAAACTGACGGGGCATTACAGATACTATGGAATCTATGGGAACTACATAGGTTTGCAAAAGTATTACAAATATGTGAGACAGGAGTTATGGAAAAGCAAGAGACGCAGAGACCAAACGTATTGGCTGACGTGGAAGAAATATATGAATATCCTAAAGATACATCCGCTGGAGTATCCAAGGATATATCTGAAAAGTGCTTATTAGGTAAATGGCTTATTGAAGAGCCGTATGCCTTAATAGGGCACGTGCGGTTCTGTGAGGGGCTTTTGAGACTTGAACCTCTCATCGCAAAACAATATATGATGAAAGGATGTGAAAAAGTCGAGACAAAGTCTACTCGACGATGCCATGATTAACGGAGAACTGATCGTAGACAACTTCGCCGGTGGTGGCGGTGCATCTACCGGAATCGAGTTGGCAACAGGCTACAGTGTAGATATAGCCATCAACCATGATCCAGAAGCTATTAAGATGCACAAGGCAAACCATCCGAATACAAAGCATTACTGTGAAAACGTGTGGGCGGTTGATCCGGTCAAAGCGTGCAACGGGCATCCGGTCGGACTTGCCTGGTTTTCCCCGGACTGCAAGCATTTCAGCAAGGCAAAAGGCGGAAAACCAAAGGATAAAAATATCAGAGGACTTGCATGGGTAGCCTGCCGGTGGGCGGGACTTGTCCGGCCGAGAGTTATCATGCTTGAGAACGTGGAAGAATTTAAGACGTGGGGGCCGTTAAACCGGGGGCGTCATCCGATCAAGAGCAAGCAGGGTAAGACATTCGAGCGATTTGTGCAGCAGCTTACTGATCTGGGATATAAAGTGGAGTTTCGCGAGTTGGTAGCGGCAGATTACGGAGCGCCGACCATGCGCAAACGATTCTTCATGATCGCACGATGTGATGGTAAACCGATTGTCTGGCCGGAGCCGACACACGGACCGGCAGACAGCGAAGCGGTAAAAGCCGGATTGCTAAAACCTTACGTTGGAGCATATACACAGATTGATTTCAGCCGCCCGTGTCCGAGCATTTTTGATACATCTGAGGAAATAAAAGAAAAGTACGGCATCCGGGCGGTGCGGCCGCTTGCCAAGAAAACAATGGATCGGATTGCAAGAGGTTTAAAAAAATTCGTTTTGGATAATCCAGAGCCATTTATTATCCAATGTAACCACGGCGGCGAGCGCAGACCGAACGATATCCGGGAGCCGATGCCGACCATTACCGGAAAGCATGGGTACAGGATTGCGGAGCCGTATATGGTGCAGATCGGGCAGAACGGATTCACAAAAGACAGAAGCAAAGATGTGCGGGAACCACTTACAACTATCGTAAGCAAGAATGAGCATTGCCTTATTAGCCCTACACTGATCCAGTACCATTCCGAAACAGCACAGGGAGAAGTCCGGGGACAGACGATTAAAGATCCAATCATGACAGTGGATGGTTCAAATCGGTACGGGCTGATTACATCATTTCTGCACAAATACTATGACGGTGGCTACAAGGGAGCGGGAGAAAGCATGGACAAGCCATTGCCAACAGTGACGGCGTGGGATCATAACAGTGTAGTTACAGCAAATCTTATCCAGATGAACAATCATTGCGATGGGCGAGATATACGAGAACCTATCCCGACAATTACGGCTGGTGACGGACATTTTGGAGAGGTCAGAGCATTTCTGATTAAATATTACGGACAGGGAACAGGGCAAGATATTGAGAAGCCGCTTGATACAGTCACGGCACAGGATCGCTTTGGATTAGTGACCATAAATGGGACAGACTATCAGATTGTGGATATCGGACTGCGGATGCTGGAACCGCGGGAGCTATACGGATGCCAGGGATTCCCGGACGATTACATAATTGACCATGATTATACCGGCAAGACATACCCACGATCTGAACAGGTGCGCAGATGTGGTAACGCGGTATGTCCGCCAATTCCAGCGGCGCTTGTAAAAGCAAATCTGCCAGAGTTATGCGTGGCAGAGCGGACACCGAATATGCAGATCAAGACAGAGCAGACCGGGCAGCTCCGGTTTGCGTAGGAGGTAATGGCGTGAAAGAATCATGGAGAGATATACCAGGCTATGACGGGAAGTACCAAGTGGATATGAATGGTAATGTGCGCCGGATATACGGATCTGGAAAGGTAAGGACGATGAAGCCTTATCCTAAAAAGATGAGTGGAAGTCCTCGTCTGGTAGTAAAACTGACAAAAGACGGAAAAGCAAAAGAAGTTATACTGCTTCAAATCATGGCAAGAACATTTCTTGGGGTCCCGCCGGCGGATCATGTGCCATATCACAGAAATGGGTGTCAGTCAGATAACTACATACAGAATATTGCGTATATCAGCAAAAAAGAGCTTGGAAAACGTACTGGAAAAAATTCAAGGCGGCAGCCGGTAGCGAAAATAGATGCATCAGGTGAGATTGTGGAAGTATATTGCTCGGCGCGAGAAGCTGCACGCAAGAATTTTATGAGTAGGCAGACAGTGACAGATCGGTGCAATGGGAAGTGTAAAAAGGCGTTTGCTCCAGATGGCTACGAGTATGCATGGGAGGACAAGGAAGTGAGTATGCGAGCGGCTATCCGCAGAATAGAGCAATCCAATGGCTATATGCCAAAGGCACCTGAAATAGCATTTGAATTTTAAATTAGGAGGAAAAAGAAATCATGAACAAAAAAGAAGTATTGGAGATCAGAAAACAGTTTACACCGGATAATTGCGCAATCACGCGTATCTGTGGATGTTATGTGGATCATGAGAAAAACATCATATTTGAATCAAAGGATGCGTTTTTATCACTCCCAGAGGAAGAGGAGTTTAAATATTTTGAGATTTTCCGCCACACACTTTCCGGAACACTTGGAAAAAATCTGGTCGGAATGGAGTTCCCGATGGAACAGGAAAAAGCAGGCGGGACGCAGGAATTCCTTTTAAAGCTGCGGGATACCAAGCTGGAAGATGACGCGCTGGTGCAGGAGTTTTACAAAAAGATCATTGAGAATTATGACTACGGAGAAAACTACTACATTATCCTGATCCATTCTGTTTATGATATCCCCGGAAAATCGGCGGCGGGTGATGAGATGTTTGACGCATCGGATGAAGTATACGCACATATCATGTGCAGCATTTGTCCGGTCAAGATGTCAAAAGCAGGACTTTCCTATAATGCGACTACAAACAGCATTGCAGATCGTGTGCGTGACTGGACGGTGGAACAGCCGGCTAATGGATTTCTTTTCCCGGCGTTTAATGACAGATCGTCTGATATACACAGCGTACTTACATATGCAAAGAATCCGGAGATTGAACAGGTAGGGTTGATTGAAAATGTACTTGGGAGCGTGATGCCGCTTACTCCGGCGACTCAGAAAGAAATGTTCCAGAGCATTCTGGAGGAAACGTTAGAGGATGATGGAAATTATGAGATCGTAAAGAGCGTCTACGAAAATTTGAATGAGATGATCGAGGAGAGCAAAGACAATCCGGAGCCGCTCACCCTTTCTAAGACGGAAGTGAAAAAACTGCTGGAGAACAGCGGCGTACCGGAGAAAAATATGCAGGCCTTTGAACAGGTATTTGCCGCGCACGCAAATGGGAAAACGGAACTGCTTGCAACGAATATCGCAAACGCCAAGAGTTTTGGTATTGAAACACCGGACATTGTTATAAAAGTCAACCCGGAGCGTGCGGATCTGGTCGAAACAAAACTGATCGATGGCAGACAGTGTTTGGTTATTGCGGTGGACGATCATGTGGAAGTCAACGGGATCAGCGTACGTACAATTCCCAAGCGTACGATTTTAAATGAATAAAATTAGAAATTAAACGGAGGAAAAAACATATGAAACACAAAGTCGTTAGAGTAAATAACCTTATGTACGAAGGCTGTGAGCCACACTGGGGATGCACCAGATGCGGTGAGATAGTCCCTTTCCATTGCTACACAAAAGCAGAGTTTGAAGAGATGGAATGCAAAGAATCAGATATCAAACGCTGGAAACACAAGAAAACATGGACGGCTGAATAAATCAGGGAGGAAATTATGAAATATTGTGATATGAATAACACGGAAATTAGGGAAATCACTTATGAGCAATGCCCATTAAAGTGTACAGGATGCGAGGCGTTATGCAATGAAATGTCAGTAAACCAGTGTAGAAAGAACTTATCACAGGCATTTGATAAGGAATCTTAAACTGATATTTAAAGCACCAGCCGCCGAGTGTTCTACGGGATAGTCATGTGTTTGAACCTAGACACTGGCGGTACGGGTGAAACCGCACTCCTCCCAGAACTGGTGCCGAGGATATTATACATCGGATTGGGAGAGGGTGCAAGAAAGCGAGGAATAGCATGGAGAGATTAACAGAAAGGAATCCATTGTGGATTGATGATGAAATGTGGGAAAGGGCATGTGAACCGGATTGTGAGGAAATAGATGCAGTATATCGGAAACTCAAAGAATATGAGGATGCCGAGGAACAGGGATTGCCGAACAGATGGATTCCGTGCAGTGAGAGATTGCCCGAATGTTGCGGATATCCGGTTTTACTTACCGTTGAAAATGGATTCAACCAAAGGCATGTGTGCAAGGCGTTCACGAATTACATGAAAGAGGGCAAATTGCTATTCCTTACAAACGAAAAGGAATATTGTGAGGAATTAATTTCAAGCAAATTAAGCAACGCTTGGAAACCAATAGCTTGGATGCCATTGCCAGAGCCATACGGGGAAAGTGAGGGCGCAGATGGAGAATAGATATTTATTCCGCGCAAAGCGGATCGATAATGATGAATGGATATATGGCTTGCCAAGTTGCAACAAAGATGGCGAGATCGCAGAAATCGAGGAATGGGATGGAGAGGATATTATTTTTTATACCGTAGACCCATCCACCATCTGCCAGTGTACCGGACTTAGGGACAAGAATGACAAGCTGATCTGGGAGAAAGATATCCTGATGGCATATTTGGACGAGGATCATCCGGAAGATGTTACATACGCAAAGATCGAGTGGAACGGATCCGGTTGGATCACACATGAGAATAATAATGAAGATCAAGAATATTTTGACGATTTTGTCCTGGAAAACTATGAGGTGGCCGGCAACATATTTGATAACCCGGGACTGTTGGAGGTGTAAGCATGACGAAAGATGATGCAATAGAGATTATAAAGGATGTTACATGGAAAGATTTCGGTAGGCATCCAGATTTCCCGGAGGCAAGGGAGGCGGCGATCCAGGCACTCAATGAGGTCGAAGAGTACCGCACGATCGGAACGCCGGAAGAATGCCGGGCGGCTATGGAGAAACAGACAGCAAAACTGGTCATTGATAATACTCCAACAGAAGACAGCGTGTGGTATCAGTGCCCTACATGCAAAGGCGATTTGACAACCATCAGAGGATTTTACTGTCAATATTGTGGGCAAAAATTGCATTGGAGATGATGAAGAATGAGCGAAGAACTTAAACCATGCCCGTTCTGTGGCGGGCAAGCAAAAATTAACCTCTTTCTTGGGAACTACTGCGTTACTTGTGATAGCTGTCCGGGAGCAATATTTCCGTGCAGAGGTATGAAAAAGAAAGAAGCAATTAAAGCATGGAACAGGAGGGCGAACGATGAGACTGATTGATGCGGATAAATTCAAGGGAAAAGTGATAGCAAGTCATACCGGAAGTGGCGTTATCAAATTGATTGCTATTGATGATGTCCCAACCGCCTTTGATCCGGACAAAATCGTGGAGCAGTTAAACGACAAATTCAGAGTCGTGCGAACTGATGAAGATTTGGAATGGAACAGGGCAATGGATGAAGCAATTACAATCGTGAAAGGCGGTGGGGCAGATGAGAGAAGTTAAGAAAAAGATTCTGCCGAAATATTTCGAAGCAGTTATACATGATAAGAAAAAATTTGAAATCCGTAAGGATGAAGATAATTTGCAGATCGGTGACGTGGTTGTGTTGGCGGAGTGGAACGGAAACGAGTTCACGGGTCAAACTGTAAAACGTGAAATAAAATATATTCTGCGTGATGTGCCGGAGTACGGTTTAATGCCGGGATATGTGATATTTGGATGGTAAGGAGGAACGAAGATGTCTAAAGCAGTATTGGTTATGGATATGCCGGAACAAGTGTGCCAGAAATGCACATTATGCTATGAAACAGAGGATGACGAATATCTGTGTTGTGCGGTAGGAAAACTTGTACCAGACGGAGAAAAGCCGGATGTATTTTACCAAAATGAAGAACCTAAAAATTATAAAGTGGGAGATATTTGGATTCATTAAGTGGGAGATATTTGTATTCGCTCCACAGATGATGAATAATCACTTGAAGCATAACCAACCGTCAAATACGATGGTTGGTATTTTTTTGCGCAAAAGTGAGAGGAGGAATGCCAGTGGACGAAAAAGAAGTATTTGAAATCTGCAACCAGGTGGACAGTTTTATTGCGGAGTATCTGACAGAATCTATCGTGATCGGGACAAGCTACGATATGCTGGAAGCACACCACGGCATTCTGCCAATCAGCAAGAACTGTTTCTATCGAAAGCGTAGGATTGCAAGAAAAATTATGGAGCAGCGAATGGGGAGGATTGAAGAAGAGGAGAACGGGCAGATGAGGATGGTGTGGCGAAGAGAGAAATTATCATTCTTGCAGAATTGATAATTGAATAGTCCTGATTCGTGTAGTACAATTTATATATTACTAATGATGGAGGAAAAATGAGTATGTGTGCCAGAAAAGAGTATAAATGTTATAAGGGAATGGATAGCGAGAATTGTTGTCAACAAAGGGTTGATGAAGCCGTTTCACGTCGTACGATAATGATCGTGTTGATTATTTCGATAGCACTAATGATACTCGCGCTTACAGTAAAAACAGCTGGTGACGATGTTTTTGTGGGACAGGTTTCCTTTGCAAGTACGGTTACTTCGATTGTTCTATCAGTTATTGCAATTTGGATGAGCATAACAGGAGAAAGAAGTACAAATGAAATAAAAGAAAAGGTGAGTGCGTCTGTTGATAAATTAACAGAAACAACAAGTAAATCTACAACCTTAACGAATGATTTGAAAATGACGCTTGACTGTCAAAATGCTAAATATGATGAAATAACAAAAAAATGGAAAAAATGGTTAAAGATATTGAAGGAATGAAAGATAATGTTGGATCAATGAAGAATTTATTGAGTACAATCGAAACATCTATTTATAAAAATGTGGAAAGCGCCAATGAAGATGAATTTAATGAGAACGAATTAGAAAAAATGATCAATACAGTATTAGATTCCTTTCAAGGCTCGTCTGCTGATGAAGTAAGAAACGATCTGAAAAAAGCTTTAGCATTTGTATATGATAAAAAAAGCAAAAATGAAGAAGCAGGAGTAAGCGATTTATCTGATTACTTAGAAAAAGAATATGGAGAAGATGAACTTTATCAGGCATATATCAACACTGGAATAGTTTATGTACTTGGGCGCTGTGGACTGTTTAATAAGGTTGATAGAGAAAAATTACAGCTATAACTATACATATAGGATTAAAAAGAACACCTTTGCCGTTAAGGAGTTATTTTTGGACTTAAAATTGGTACAAATCCGCTGAAGCTCTATGCTAAAATTATTATAAAGAAGTAATTTGGCAAGGAGGGAGAAGTGTGGACAATGAAAACGAACTGAAAAAGGAGTATCTGAGATCGTATATACCAGCGGTAAATGCAGCACGCAGAATTGAAGAAGAAATCGAACAGCTGAGGGCAGACAAGATGGCACCGGCACTTGTCATGGATGATATGCCACACGCCCATGATCAGAAAGATTTATCAGATTATGTGGCAAAGCTGGATGAGCTGGAGAGAAAACTTATCAAGGCACGATATGAGCGCATTGATCTGTATGCAGAGATATTTGCAGATATTGAACGTTTAGAGGATGAGACGGAAAAGGCGGTATTGACATACAGATACCTTAGGAGACAAAGTTGGGAAGAAATCTGTGTGAAGATGGGATATCAGTGGGCACAGGTCCATCGGATTCACGCAAGGGCATTGAAGAACTTCAACCCAACCGGAGGATACTATGAACTTCTGGTAAAGAAAATGAAAGATGATACACAATGATACATTTACATATGCTATGATGTTATCGTGAAAAAGCGTAAGGGAAAAATCCCCTGCGCTTTTTTGTTTTGCTACAACAGCGCGGCTCCATGAAACTTAGGGGAGCCGCAACCTCCCCAAAGGAAGTGAGGGCGTGGATGAACAAAGAAAAGTACAGTGATCCGACAGCAGACCAGGCTATCGCTCACGTTATGCGGGAATACCGGAAGAAAAAGAAACAGGAAGGTGATAGCATTGGCAAGGAGCCCAAACGAAAAAGCAGAGGAAGCCCGCAAGCTGTATAAACGCGGGATGAAGCTGGTTGAGATTGCAAGTCAACTAGAGGTTCCTGCCGGTACAGTCCGGAGATGGAAAAGTACATATCACTGGGATGGTGAACACCAAAGCGAGCGTTCGGAAAAGAAAAGCGAACGTTCGGAAAGCAAAAAGAACGTTACGGATAAGGCTGTAGCTGATGAGGTTAAGCAGGTGATACAGAATACCGACTTGACTGACAAGCAACAGCTTTTTTGCATACATTACATTCGGTGCTTCAATGCTACTAAGGCATACCAGAAGGCGTACGGATGTGGATATACAACGGCGGTCACAAATGGTCCTGCATTACTCGGAAATACTCGGGTAAAAGAAGAAATTCTACGACTGAAACAGGAGCGGCTTAACCGGGAGTTCCTGAGTGAATCCGACATCTTCCAGAAGTATATGGACATTGCTTTTGCTGACATAAACGATTTCGTTGATATCAGTGCTGGTTTTGCTACAGCGAAAGATGGGATCGATGGAACTATTGTAAGCGAAGTGAGCAATACGCAGAGCGGCATAAAGATAAAACTTGCTGACCGAATGAAAGCCTTGCAGTGGCTTACGGATCATATGGATCTTGCAACTGACAAGCAGAAAGCAGAGATTGCATTACTGAAAGCCAAGGTACAGACAGACGATGGCGAGGAGATTGCAGACGATGGATTCCTCGATGCATTGAATGGCACTGCCGCGGAGGACTGGGGCGATGAAGAAAATTAAGAGAATTTTCAAATTCAAGCCGTTTTCCAAGAAACAGCGCATGGTGCTGAACTGGTGGTGTGTGGATTCTCCGGTTAAAGATAAGGATGGTATTATCGCCGATGGCGCTATCCGATCTGGAAAGACAGTGAGCATGTCACTTTCGTTTGTTATGTGGGCGATGAGCTCATTTGACGGCGAAAATTTCGGTATGTGTGGCAAGACAATTGGTTCTTTCCGCAGAAATGTACTATTTTGGCTTAAGCTGATGCTACGAAGCCGCGGTTATACTGTGGCAGATCACAGAGCAGACAATTTGGTTATCATCACAAAAGGAGATGTAACCAACTATTTCTATATATTTGGCGGCAAAGACGAACGATCACAGGATCTCATTCAGGGTATTACCTTGGCTGGGGTCTTTTTTGATGAAGTTGCGTTGATGCCGGAAAGCTTCGTGAATCAGGCAACCGGACGATGCTCCGTCGATGGTTCGAAGTATTGGTTTAACTGCAATCCGGATGGACCATATCACTGGTTCAAGGTGAACTGGATTGATAAGGCAACCGGATATCTTGGGAAAAAGAAAACAGCAGAAATAAAAGAGAAGGCTGTGGCAGAGAATCGAGATCCGGGATTGAAAGAGATTCTGTATCTGCATTTTACGATGGATGATAACTTAAGCCTGTCAGAGACGATCAAGGAACGATACCGCAGCATGTACACGGGAGTGTTTTTCAAGCGGTATATCCTTGGACTGTGGGCGATGGCAGAGGGCATCATCTACGATATGTTCGACACTGCCAAGCATGTAATTTCCAGTCTGGCTGATCTGACCAACGCAAATTATTATGTATCCTGTGACTATGGTACGCAAAATGCAACAGTATTTCTGCTGTGGTGCAAAGAGCGTTCCGGGCGGTGGGTATGCTGCCGTGAGTATTATTATTCCGGCCGAGATGAAGAAAGGCAGAAAACCGATACAGAGTATGCGGATGATCTGGAACAATGGCTTGCCGGGATAAAGCCGGTAAAGATCATCATTGATCCGTCTGCAGCATCGTTTATAGCAGAATTGAAAAAGCGCGGTTATGCGATCAAGAAAGCGAAAAATGATGTACTGGATGGTATCCGTTTTGTGGCATCCCTGCTGAATCAGGGAAAAATTGCGATCAGTGACCAGTGCCCGAATACAATCAAAGAATTTGGATCATACATATGGGATCAGAAAGCATCGGAGCACGGAGAGGATAAACCGGTAAAACAACACGATCATGCAATGGATGCGCTTCGGTACTTCTGTTATACGATTATTCGCAAGTCGGGAAGCATCGGTATTTTGAAATGAGGTAGAAAATGAAAAATATGAAAGTAAATATCCTTGGAACTGAATACAGAATTGAAACTCATAAGATTTCGGAAGATAAGTGTTTGAAGAAAAACAAATTTTGTGGATATTGTGCAGAAAATGAATGTTTGATAGTTGTAGCTGACACATCGGAAGAAAAGTATTTCTCGGACATGAATGAAAATGAACGGGAAACATACTGGAAAAAAATTCTCAGACATGAAATCATTCATGCATTTTTCAATGAAAGCGGGTTACAGAGTTCTGCAAACCAGTTCGATGGTGCATGGGCGCAGAATGAGGAAATGGTTGACTGGTTCGCAATTCAGTCTCCGAAGATTTTTGCCGTATATCAGAACCTTGGTATTTTAGGAGAATAACAATGGACATTGAAACAATGAAACAACTGATAAAAAAATATGAACCCGGTCATGCCGCATTTGTGACGCGGGCGGCGGTGGCAGATCGGTATTACCGTAACGAGACAGACATCCTGTTTCGGGATAAGCCCAAGGAAGAGGAAAAGAAAGAGAAATCGGACAATCCACTGCGCAATGCAGATAACCGGATTCCCCGGAACTTCCACGGACTGATCGTGAACCAGAAAGCCGCCTATGCTTTTACCGCGCCGCCGCTGTTCGATGTAGGCAGTACGGCAAACAATAAGCGCATCACAGAAGCCTTGGGGGATGAATACGCCAAGAACTGCATGGAACTGTGTGTAAATGCCGCCAATGCCGCTATCGGCTGGGTGCATTACTGGCAGGGCGATAACGGCTTTGAGTGGGCGGTTGTTCCGAGTGAGCAGATTATCCCGGTGTTTGACCGGAGCCTTAAACGCAGGCTGATCGGAGCCATGCGGGTGTATCCGGACATTGATGACGCGACCGGTGACAATTACACGGTATACGAATACTGGACAGACACAGAGTGTCAGGCATTCCGGCGTAGAACCGGTGATAAATTGGAACTGCTGACCTATTATGATATGTTCGTGGATCCTGAGAACGGTGATATGGTAGCGGATTACCGGCACGACTTCGGAGAAGTGCCATTCATTCCGTTTTACAACAACAATATACATACAGATGATCTGCGAAACATTAAGCCGCTGATAGACGTATATGACAAGGTCTACAGCGGCTTTATTAATGATCTGGATGATATACAGGAATTGATCTTTGTGCTGTCTGGATATGGAGGACAGGATCTAAATGAGTTCCTTTCAGATTTAAAAAAGTATAAGGCAATAAAAATTGAAAGTGACGAAGATGGCTCAGTGTCAACACTTAACATCGAGATCCCAATCGAAGCCCGGAACAGTGTACTGGAAGCCACCAGAAAGGCAATCTTTGAACAGGGGCAGGGATTTGATCCGCAGCCGGAGAACTTCGGGAATCAGTCGGGTGAAGCACTGAAATTTATGTACAGCTTATTGGAGATGAAAACAGGACTGATGGAAACGGAGTTCAAACTTGGATTTGCGCGGCTTATCCGGGCGATCTGCAAGGCTCTTGGAATCCAGTGTGGTACGATCATCCAGACATGGACCCGTACCTGCATTAAAAAGGATACGGAGCAGGCGCAGATCTGCAAGGATTCGGTTGGTGTTGTCAGCAAAAAGACGATTTTGAAAAACCATCCGCTCGTTGAAGATGCAGACGAGGAAATCAAGCAGATTGAAAAGGAAGAAAAAGAAGCGCAGGAGAAAGCGGATACTTACACTGGAGCTTTTGGAATGACGAAAAAGGATAATTCACCAGAGGACGATAATCCGGATGATACAGAATAATGAAATGAGGTGATTGCATGGATGAACGGTCAAGTAAATACTGGCAGGAACGCTTCCGGCAGATGGAAAATGCGCAGCATGATACCTCCGTTCAGAAAGCGCAGGAAATCCAGGAGCAGTTCGACAGATCCCTTGCGGCGATTGACGGAAAAATCAATGCCTGGTATCAGCGCCTTGCCGATAACAACGGCGTATCCATGCAAGAAGCGCGGAAAATGCTCGATGCGGGGGAACTGAAAGAGTTCCGGTGGAATGTTGAAGAGTATGCCAAATATGCCGAGGAAAACGAGATCAGCGGCGCATGGGCGAAACAGCTTGAAAATGCATCTGCGCGGGTACATATCAGCAGACTGGAAGCCTTGAAGATTGAAACACAGCAGGAAGTGGAAAAGCTGTATGGAAACTGTACTGATGCGATCGATCACCACATCCGGGATGCATACACATCCGATTTTTATCACACGGCATTTGAGGTGCAAAAAGGCATCGGCGTTGGCACAGCCATGAACCGGTTAGATCCGGAAACAGTGGAAAAGATTGTGAGTAAGCCGTGGGCGGTGGATGGGAAGAATTTTTCAGACCGCCTGTGGGAGAATAAGACAAAGCTGATTAACAATATGCACAACAGTCTGTCCCGCATGTGTATTACCGGAGAAGCACCGGATCGTGCCATAGAAGAGATTTCCAAGCAGATGGGAGTATCCAAAGCGCAGGCGGGCAGAGTGGTCATGACGGAATCCGCGGCATTTGCGAATAAAGCAAGACAGGATTGCATGGAAGAACTGGATGTTGAGCAGTTCGAGGTTGTTGAGACACTGGACAGTCATACATGCGAGACGTGCGGCGGGATGGATGGGAAGCACTTCCCGATGAGTGAGTTTGAGGTTGGTGTGACGGCGCCGCCGTTTCATCCAAATTGCCGCGGCTGTACATGCCCTTACTTTGATGATGAATTTGACAGTGTGGGCGAGCGTGCCGCCAGGGGCGAGGATGGCGAGACCTACTATGTGCCAGCAGATACGACGTATGGGGAGTGGAAAAAATCGTTTGTGGATGGTGACATAGAAGCAAGGGATAGGCTTGGGCTGATTACAAATAATAACAGAAAAGATCCGAAATATTATGATTTTGAAGGAAAGGATCTTGAAACAGTTGAACAGGAATTAAGTCAGAATGATTATGAAACAGCCGTTATATTTGATGATGGAAAAGCAATCAGTTGTCAATTAGGCAGCGAAGACACTATAAAATTTACTAAGCATCAGTTAAAATTGATGAAGGGAAAGGATGTTACACATAATCATCCATTGAGCACACCACCATCACCGGAAGATTTGTATCTGCTAGTTGATCATAAAGCTAAGAGCTTTAGAACTTGTGGGAAAAACGGTACATATGTGTTAGAATATAATGAAAATATACAGCAACTTCCAACAAGTGATAAATTTAGTGATGATTATAACCGGCTGTTATATCAGTTAAAACCTAAAATAATCGAGCAATATTATAACGGACATAATGAACAGGAAGTACTTGTGAAACTGGGCGAAGAAATTTGGAATGAATTATACAAATTATATGGAGTAAAGCCTAGATTCGAGAGGAGATGAATCGAATGTCGCGAGAAATAGATAGATATCAATTGAAATCTTTATTTCCCATTTGCCAAGACTGTAATAAAATTAAATTTGATGGAATTCCGTATTCGTGTAAAGCATATCCAAAGAAAAACGGAATACCGCCGGAAATCTGGAACGGTAAGGTTAAAAAATGTGACCATTATGAACCAAAAACCTAGGGTATAGTGTGAAGCCAATATTTGAAAGGTAGTAACTGTCATGAGCAAATATAAACCATATGAAATAGATAGATATAAGTTGAATATATTTTGTGTATGTTTGAATTGCAGTAAATACAGAGGCTCAAGAAATGACTTCTCAAAATATTGCGATGCTTATCCTAAAAATCTACCATCCGAAATATGGAATGGGGAAAATGCAAAATGTCCGTATTTTGAAGAAAAACAGAGGTAACAGTATGATAACACTTATAAAAACCTTAAACATCCAAAACGCATCACTAACCGTGATCACAGCAGGCAGACGACTCCCGCTTGCACAGTTCACCGGTAAAATCGAGATCACAGAACATCAGAGTATGGCACCTGTCCTCGGCAGAATGTGCAAAGGTGAAAAGAAAATCTATGCCTCCTTTATTTTATGCCAGGATATTGAATATCAGACAGATGATGCATTTCATACCGGGAAAGTATATGAAGCGGTCGGGGATGTGCAGGGTGAGCACTCTTGCGAGAGGCTTATTTTCTCAGGACTCCGATTTGAAGATATAGATCCGTTGAATGGAACTGTAACACTTGAAGTGACCGATCTGGAACTGATCCGGAAAATGCTTGAGATGTAGAATTGTAAACACCACCAGCCAATAACGGTTAGGTGGTATTTTTATACCCCAAAATCAAAAGTTGCACCGGTGCAACCACAAAATGTAAAACGATAGAAACAGGATTGTAAGCAGCAGTCCTGTTTTCATATTGTCCGAAAGCCTTATGACGTTTAAACTGCGGCAATTTGCCCTTATGCATGGCATCAAAACTGCATACTGCCGTGGAGACACCACGCTTAAAAACGGTGCAGGAAAGGAAATTATGGAATTTTTAAAAGACATTTTAGGCGAAGACCTCTATAAGCAGGTGGCAGATGCTGTCAATGCTCATAACGGAAAGCCGGAGAATAAGGAGAAGCAGGTGAAAATCGCAGACCTTGGATCTGGTCAGTATGTTGACAAAGGTAAGTATGATACCGCCGTGGCAGAAAAAGAGAATCTTGCCGGTCAGATTAAAACGCTTAATACCACAATCGGGGATCTGAAAAAGAACAATGCAGACAATGAGACATTACAGAACACCATTGCGGATCTGCAGACGAAGTTAAAAGATCAGCAGACAGCCAATGACCAGATCTCAAAGACCTATGCGCTGAAAGATTCCCTCACAAAGCAGGGCGTACTTGATCCGGATTATCTGATCTACAAAGCTGGTGGACTTGACAAGTTCACATTTGACAAAGAGGGTAAGCCGGTCGGCGTAGAGGAAGCAGTAAAGCCGTACAAAGAAGATAAGACAATGGCACATCTGTTCAAACAGGAACAGCCGAAGCCGCCGTATCATCCACAGGGTGGCACCGGCGGCGCAGGAACTGCGAACCCATTTGCAAAAGAGACGTTCAATCTGACCAAACAGGGTGAACTTTTAAAATCCAATCCGGAGCAGGCAAAGGCACTGGCCGCAGCCGCCGGAGTAACATTATAACAGTATGAAAGGAAGATGATTTATGGCAATTACAAAAATTGCAGACGTGATCGTACCGGAACTGTTTAACCGGTATGTAATCAACAGAACAATGGAGTTGTCCGCGTTTTTCCAGTCGGGGATCGTGGTAAACAGCCCGGAATTTGATACGCTTGCATCCGAAGCGGCAAGAACACACAACATGCCGTTTTTTGAGGATTTACAGGGAGAATCCGAGCCAACACTTGAGGATGTAGAAATGACACCGGCGAAGATCGGTTCCAACAAAGATGTATCCACCACAATCCTTCGTCAGAAGATGTGGGCGGCAACCAATCTGTCCGCAGCACTTGCCGGAGCGGATCCGATGAAAGCGATCGGTGATCTGGTGGCACAGTACTGGGCGCGCGATATGCAGAAAGAATTGATTGCGATTCTTGCGGGTGTGTTCGGAACCACCACGGCAGATCCAAGCGGAACACCGAAAGCGGAGACCAGAATGGCGGATCATATTCTGGATCTGACTACAGGAAAGACAGATGCAGCAAAGCAGATCAGCGCATCCGCATTTATTGATGCGTGTCAGATGCTTGGAGATGCACAGTCACAGCTTACTGGTGTGGCAATGCACTCTGCAACCAAGTCTTATCTGAAAAAGTTGAATCTGATCGAGACCGAGCGTGATTCTACTGACGTGGAATTTGATACTTACCAGGGCAGACGCGTGACCGTGGATGATGGTTGTCCGGTTGCAGATGGAGTATACACAACATACCTTTTCGGTAATGGAGCGGTTGCCTATGGCAATGGTTCTCCGGTCGGCCATGTAGCCACTGAGATGGATCGTGACAAGAAGACAGGTGGTGGTGTGGATTATCTGATTAACCGTAGGGCGTTTATCCTGCATCCGAGAGGAATCGCATACACCAGTGCAAAACGCGAACATGTGGAGACACCAACGAGAGCAGAGCTTGCGATGGCAGAAAACTGGAAACCGGTATATGAGCCGAAACAGCTTAGAATTGTAGCAATCAAGCACAAGATCGGGTAGGTGATGGTATGGAATTGAGCAAGTTAAAGCAGTTACTTGGCATTGATCCGGAGGACACATCGAAAGATGTTCCTCTTGAATTTGCTAAAGATGATGTGGAAGAGATAATTAAGAATTACTGTCATATTGATGAAATTCCGGCTGGCTTGCTCAACACAGCCTACCGGATGATTATAGACTTGTGGAGAAACGAGAATCCGGGTGGAGATGCACCAACACAAGGATCTGTGGCTTCTATCAGCGAGGGCGATACATCAGTATCATTCAATCAGACAGTAGATGTCAGTTATAAGGATTCATTGCTGAAAAATTATAAGTCCTCACTAAACCGGTACAGAAAGGTGGCATGGAAATGATCGCGGATGCAATCAAACAGGCGCAGGCACTTGCAAGGAAAGCACAGGAAGCCACATACGATGGCAGATGTACCGTTATGGAGCATCAGAAAGTAAAAGATCCCAAAACAAAGATTACCACGGAAAAAGAGGTTGCGGTACTGGAAGATGAACCGTGCCGACTGTCATATTCCAGCGTCAGTGCTGTGGATCAGACGGAATCGGCGGCAAAGACCGCACAGGTCACAAAGCTGTTTTTATCACCGGATGTACAGATCAGACCGGGAGCCAAGATCACGGTGACACAGGCTGGCGTGGTACGAACTTTTGAATGCAGTGGTGTGGCAGCAGTCTATCCGACACATCAGGAAATCGTGCTGAAATTAGCGGAGAGGTATGCATAATGGCAAGGATGGGAAAATTCAATGCAAATGATATGAAGAAACTGCAAAAGCAATTAGAAAGACTGGATGCAAACACAGATCAGTTTGTGCAGTCATGCGCAAAGGAACTTGCGGTGCGGCTGCTTCGGTTGGTTGTTAAGCGTACGCCAGTAGGGGACTATCATAAGGAAGTGGTTGTGACCGCGAAGAGGGATTCAAAATATCATAAAAAAGGCGAGACATATACGAAGAAAGTTAATCCATCTGGGAAAAATGGTGGAACATTACGCAAAGGTTGGACAGGCGGGGAAAAAGCATCGGCAAAGGAATATGTGGATAGCTTGTCTATAAATCATTTCGGTGACACCTATGTGATTGAGATTGTAAACCCGGTCGAGTACGCCAGCTATGTTGAGTACGGACACAGAACCGCAAATCATAAAGGATGGGTAAAAGGACGCCTTATGATGACAATATCCGAACAGGAGTTGCAGGGTATGGCACCGCAGATACTTGAACGAAAAATTAAAAAATATTTTGGAGATATCATGAAATGATAAATGAAATTATAGCGGCGATCAGCGTTGCCCTGGATGCGGAGTTCGGGGATGAATACGAAATTTATATGGAAGAGATCAAGCAGGACTTAAAAGAGCCCTGTTTTTTTGTGCAGTGCATCAACCCGACAACGAAGCTGTTCCGGGGAGAACGATATTTTCAGAGCAATCCATGCTGTATTCAGTATTTCCCGAAGTCAGAGGAAATACAGCGGGAGTGCAATGAGGTTGCCGAGCGCATGACATGGTGTCTGGAATATATCACAGTAGACGGTGATCCGATGCGCGGCACACAAATGCATGCAGAGGTAGTCGATGGTAATTTGAATTTCTTTGTAAATTATGATTGCTTCCTTTACCGGAAAAAGGTGCCGGGAGAAGCAATGGAGACAGTCGGTGTTGATCCGAGGGTGAAAGGATAGGTGATGATTGTGCCAAGAGCGGCAGGAAATCCGGCAAAAGCGGAAAAACCGAAACAGCCGGTGAAATATACCAAAGCGCAGATCTTAGCGGCGAAGAAATATAGAAACCGCAGGGATCTGCTCGGAGTGCTGCTGGTCGATGACCGGGAGTATGAATTGGAAGAAGTGGAACAGGTAATGAGTGAATTTTTGGAAGGAAAGGTGAACTAGAATGGCATTAGGTGGTGGAACATGGACATCACAGGATAAGGTACTGCCGGGATCCTACATCAATTTTGTAAGCGCGGACAAAGCGGGAATCACGCTGTCCGATCGTGGTGTATGCGCAATCCCGATGGAACTTGACTGGGGAAAAGACGGCGAAGTAATCAAAGTCAATGCAGAAGACGTAAGGAATGTTTCTTACCGTGTTTTCGGGCATGATTATACGGATGAGGAGATGCTGCCGATCCGCGAGGTATTCCGGCACGCAAAAACGCTGTATATCTACCGTCTGAACAGCGGCGAAAAGGCGGCGAACGATTATGCTACAGCAAATTGCAGTGGGGCGCGTGGCAATGATCTGAAAATTGCAATTACCGCGAATGTAGACGAACCGAGCAAATTTGACGTGGTTACATATCTTGGTACAGTGAAGATGGACACGCAGACAGTAGAAAAGGCTGCGGATCTGAAAGCGAATGACTATGTTACGTTTAAGGCAGCAACACTGGAAGCAACCGCAGGTGTGCCGCTCGCAGGCGGAACCAATGGTGATGTGACAGGGGATACACATCAGAAAGCCTTGGATGCGCTGGAAGCGTACGCGTTTAACGCTCTTGGCTGTCCGTCATCGGATAACAAGGTAAAGGCACTGTATGTGGCATACAGTAAGCGTATGAGGGATGAAGTCGGCGTTAAGTTCCAGACGATCGTATATGATACGGCGGCGGACTATATCGGCGTAATCAATCTGAAAAGCAAAGTCACAGGTGAGAAAGAACAGGATCTTGTATACTGGCTGACCGGTGCGGAAGCCGGATGCGCGGTGAACCGGTCCGTAACCAATATGAAATATGATGGTGAGTACATGGTGGATACGCCGCTGACACAGTACGAACTCAAAACGGCGGTCAAGAACGGCGAGCTGGTATTCCATAAGGTTGGTAATGAAATCAATGTATTGGAGGATATCAACTCTTTTGTGACACTGACCAGTGAAATGGGAGCTGATTTCCAGTTAAACCAGGTGATCCGTGTACTGGATCAGGTCGGTAATGACATTGCATCCATGTTTAATACAAAGTATCTCGGGAAGATCCAGAACGACAATTCCGGTCGCATCAGCTTCTGGAATGATGTAGTGTCTTTCTTTTCAAAGATGCAGGACATCGGTGCGATCGAGAATTTCGACAGCGGAGAAGTGGTTGTTGCCAATGGAGAGGATAAGCGATCTGTACTTGTGACAACCAACTGCCAGCCGGTGTGCGCGATGGAAAAGCTGTATATGACAGTTACCGTGGAATAAGAGAGAGAGGAGTGAAATAAAAAATGGGCAATGTAACCATGAAAGCAAAAGACACGCTTGCCGCTGCACTGGCAGAGTGTTTTGTTACGATCGGAGATCGCCGGTATAATTTCATGCAGGCGATCAATCTCGAAGCGAAATTCGAGAAAAACAAGACTGAGGTTCCGATCCTCGGTAAGACTGGAAAAGGAAATAAGGCAACCGGTTGGAAAGGAACCGGTTCCTGTACGGCACATTACAACACCAGTATTTTCCGGCAGATGATGTTGGATTACAAAAATACCGGTGAGGATGTGTATTTCGACATCCAGATCACGAACGAAGATAAGACCAGTGGAGCCGGGCGGCAGACGATCATCTTAAAGGACTGTAATATTGACGGAGGGATTCTGGCGAAGTTTGATGCTGATGCAGAATATCTGGATGAAGATATGGACTTTACTTTTGAGGATTTTGAGATGCCGGAAGCATTCTCGAATCTGGAAGGATTTCTGACGAATTAGAAGAGTCTCCCCACGTTTTCAGTGGGGAGAGCACATTTGTCTGGATTTTAAAGCTGGAATAATGACTTCTTGACTAGTGTGTGTTATAATTTCTTCATATCAACAGTTGAGGAGGAGAGATTATGTTTTGGTTGATTTGTTTATGTTTTTCAGCATTTTGTACCATAGGAGGGGTTATAGCTTGTATATCCGAGGGAAAGCTGGAAATAATGTTGGGTGTAGTTGTATTTGCTATATTTGATATTATTTTTTATAAAAAGTATTATGATAAGAAAACTGGAAAAACAGCAGAAAAAAAACAGGCAAAAAGAGAATCCAAAGAAGCAGCAGAGAAGACTATATATGGAAAACACCAGGCGGGGCTTCCGCTTGCACAGGATGCACCGTGTACGATCATTGCAGAAAATGACGGTTTTAAATTCATAGGCGGTGGAAATAGTTTTGAGTTGAATCGTAGTAAGATAACAGATATATCTGTAAAAACAGATGTTGAGATTCAAAAACAATATGTTTCAAGTGCAGGAGGAGCAATTGCGGGTGGAATAGTTTTCGGACCTCTTGGGGCAATCGTCGGAGGTCGAGTGAAGGAGAAAAAGACGCGAGAGGTTGCTTATTATCTTATTTTTACATACCGTACCGATGCGGAAATAAGTTATATCAGTTTTGAAATAGGATATAACTTGGGTGCGATAAAAAAGATTGATGGATGGAAAAAAGAATTGTTGGGAAATGTTCAACAGGCTGATGCAATACAACTATAGTAAATACCCGCTTACAGAAGTAGGCGGGTATTTTTGTACCTTAAAATTGGAAAGTGAGGATAATACAATGTCAAATTTTACAAGATTTATGAAAGAAAATAAAAAAGTAAAGAAAAATGAAAAATATGCACCAACAAGAAGTTTAACGGATGATAAAGGTAATCCGTTGGAGTTTGAGTTTCGCCACATTACATCAAAAGAGAATGAAGATCTGCGGGATTCCTGCACAGTAGATGTTCCGGTAAAAGGAAAACCAAACATGTTTCGCCCGAGATTTAACCCATCTAGTTACATGACGAAACTGGTTGCTGCATCCATTGTGGTACCGGATCTTTACAACAAGGAGTTGCAGGATTCTTACGGCGTTATGTCACCGGAAGACTTGCTTCTTGCATTGGTAGATGATCCTGGAGAATACAACGCATTGGAAGAGTGGGTGCAGAAATTCCAGGGATTTGATAAGACACTGGACGATAAGGTGGAAGAGGTAAAAAACTAATTGAGGAAGGGGATAGCGAGTTTAACTATGCTCACTATGCCCTTCAAAAATTACATATTCTTCCGTCTGTATTTGCCGCAATGGATGAGCAGGAAAAAGCGTTCTTGATAGCATCTATACAGGTTAGGATCGAAAAGGAAAAAGAGGAAGCAAAGAAAGTCAAGGCAAAAGCAAGAAAGAAAGGCAGGTGATGGCATGGCGTCAATTATGACCGCAATAGAATTACAGGATCGATTTAGCAGTGTATTGTATGGAGTAATTGATACAGTAAACATCGCGATCAGTTCTATGTATGATATGTCAGAAGCAATGAATACAGGAATTGACACATCGGCATTACAGGCGGCACAGGACAGGATTGTTCAAACAACAGCGGCTCTCGACAGAATGAATGCAGCGATGGAAGAACCAAACGGATCACTTCCTATTGGACAGGAAATGGAAGAGGTGCATCAGCAGATAAACAATAATATAGAAGCACAAAATCGGTTCAATGACACAATAGCAGATTGCCATTCCAAAGTGGTGCAGGTAGACAGTGGATTTAAAGGATGGGAAAAGGCTATTGTTGTAGCCAATAATGCTCTTGGCTTGGTAAAAAACGTGCTTGGCGATGCGGGCGTTATGGATATGAGTGGAGCCTTTGGACGAATCGATACGATGAATCGCTTTCAAAAAACGATAACGACCATGACCGGGGATGCCGGGCTGGCAGAAGCTGCGCTTGCAAAGCTGAAAGATGTAACGGTTGGAACTGCATATGGATTGGATGTTGCAAGTAAAGCAACACAGGGATTTATCACGCGTGGAATGTCCCTCGGAGCGGCAACGGAGCAGGTCCGTATCTGGGCGGATGCCGTCAGCTTTTATGGAGAGGGAACGAATGAGCAGCTTGAAAGCGTTGTGGATGCGATCGGTAAGATGTATTCGAAAGGAACGGTTGAAGCCGATCAATTAAGCCGTTTATTTGATGCCGGAATTGGAGCAGCGGAGATTTATGCCAATGCGGTAGGAGAATCTGTTAGTCAAGTACAGGATGATTTAAGTGATGGAACGATATCTGCCGCACAATTCTTGACAGTGGTCAGTCAGGCAATGGATGCTGGCGTATCAAGTGGAGCGGCAAAAACAGCGGGCGATACCTGGGCAACTACCTTTGCCAATGTTGGAGCTGCAATAAACCGTGGTTGGGTCGAAATTATAGAAAAACTGGATGCGGCCTTAGCTTCGCGCGGACTTCCGAGCACAATGGAAATGGTTCAGATGTTTGGAAAGACAGTAGAAAATACGTTAGACACGATTGCGAATTATATGGATTTAGTGGTGAATGTAGCAGTTATGGTAGGTGATGCTTTGTCAGCTGCAGGCGATTTTGTGGTTGAAAACTGGTCTATGATTAGTCCGGTGGTCTATGGAGTAGTAGCCGCGTTGGTTTTATACGCTACATATGTTGGAATTACCAATGCGGTGGAGCTTGTTTCAAATGGAATCAAAATTGCGGCATGCATTGCATCATACGCGCATGCGGCAGCTACTGGAACAGAAGCGAGTGCAACGGCGGCAGCAACAGCAACTCAGTATGGATTAAATACGGCATTGTTGTCTTGTCCGCTTACATGGATCATATTGCTTATTATTGCTTTAATAGTAGTAATAGCATTGGTTTGTACACATATTGCAAAGACGGGTGGCACGGCACAAACGGCTTTTGGTGTCTTTTGTGGAGCCGTTAATGTTGGTTTGCAGGCCTTTAAAAATTTCGGATTAACTGTAGCAGATGTCGTAATTGCAATTGGGAATGTAATCACAGCTATTGCCGGGAATATTCCGATTGCATTTCACAATGGGTTGGCAAATGCGAAAAAATTCTTTTATGATTTTGCATCTGCTGCATGTGAAGTTATTTTAAAAATCGCAAATGCACTTAACTCATTACCATTTGTAGAGTTTGATGTGAGCAGTCTGGAGTCGGCGGCAGACACCTATGCATCTAAAGCGGCAGCAGTGGCAGACAGTAAGCAGGAATACAATAGTATTTCAGATGCGTGGGATAAAGGGATGAATACATATGATGCTTTCAAAGATGGATGGGTTCAGGAAGCATATAATAAGGGAGCAAACTGGGGAGATGGAATTTCTGATAAAGTATCGGATAAGATTTCTGGCCTGAAAGATTTCTTCAATCCAAGTGACGGACTTCCAGACAAAGACGATCATCAAAAAGATTATTCATCCATCCTTGGGGATTCCAGTCTTGGCAATATTGCTGGAAACACTGGCGACATCGCGGGAAATACCGGATCACTGGATGATATTGCAGGGAACACCGGAAACACAGCCGAGGATACCGCAAGAATCGCGGATGCGGTAGACATTACAGACGATGATCTGAAGTATTTGCGTGACATTGCGGAGCGGGACATCATCGACCGGACCGTATTTACCAAAGTCGAGGTCAATATGGGCGGCGTAACGAACCAGGTAAACAATATGTCAGATCTGGACGACATTGCAGACCAGCTCAACGGTGTATTGCAGGAACAGATCATGATATCAGCGGAGGGATAGGATGTATAACATTTTTTTGGATCAATTATTGCTTCCGGTTCCGCCGGAAGAGATGAAGATCAAGCACAATGGCAGAAATGATACGATTACGCTGATTAATGACGGCGAGGTAAACATATTAAAGACAGGCGGGTTGAAAGAAGTCTCTTTCAACTGCCTGCTCCCAAATGTCAGATACCCATTTGCCATGTACCTGGATGCGTTTCATCCGGCATCTTATTATCTGGATTACTTCAAGGCATACATGGAAAACAAGCAGCCGTTCAATTTTATCGTAACGCGTATGTTTCCAACCGGCAAAATGATAAGTTACACGATCATGCGGTGCGTGATGGAAGATATCACGGAAAAAGAATCTGCGGATAATGGGTTTGATACCACGGCAGAAATAAAGATCAAGGAGTTTAAGCCACATTGCACGAAGCTGTATTCGCTTACGGATGACGGAAAGGTAGTGCCTTATGGATCGACCAGAGAGCATAAACCGAGAAGCGGCGGGAATCTGTCATATACGGTGCAGGAAGGTGATACGCTTTGGAAGATTGCACAGTTTTTTTACGGATCCGGAGCGGAGTATGACAAGATCATGAATGCCAACAACATAACAAAAAATCCCGATCATGCCATATGGCCGGGACTGGTGCTCACAATTCCGTAGGAGGTGAAAGGTGTATACGCTTGAAATTTTAAACCGGGGGACGATCTTTGTCCCCCAGGTAAAGGAAGGTATCAAATGGGAAACGGTGCGGAAGGGATCTCCAGGAAAGTTGGAGTTTACGATTTACGCTGATGTCAATCTTGATATAGATGAGGGAAATCCGGTGCGGTTCCGGGTCTTTGAAAACAAGGTGTGGAATGATGTGTTTTATGGATACATCTTTAAAATGTCTCATCAGAAAAATGAAGAAATGAAAGTCACCTGTTATGACCAGCTGCGGTATTTTAAAAACAAGGACACTTATTCATACAGCGGGATCACGGCGGGGCGGCTTTTGCAACGCATCTGTGATGATTTCCGGCTGAACTGCGGCAGGATCACAGATACCGGATATGTTATACCACAGCGGATAGAATCCAACAAAACACTGTTTGATATTATGCAGAATGCGCTTGATCTGACGATGATGAACACGAGACAGGTATATGTGCTGTATGATGATTACGGCAAGATCTGTCTGCAGAATATCGCGGACAGAAAAATGAATCTGATACTGGATGCGGAAACCGGGGAAAATTACGAGTATTCGACATCCATTGACGGAGATATGTATAATCAGGTGAAATTGACCTATGATAATAAGGATACCGGGAAACGTGAAATATACATGACGAAGGATTCTTCTCACATCAACGAATGGGGCGTGTTACAGTATTACGACACTCTAAACGATGGGGAGAACGGCGCAAGCAAAGCGGAAGCACTGCTGAAATATTACAACAAGGTTTCCAGAAACTTTCAGGTGAAAGACGCGTTCGGCGATGTGCGGATACGCGCCGGAACTTATCCGCTGGTCATGTTTTCCGTGAGCAATTACTGGCTGCACAATTTTATGATGGTGGAAAAAGCAACACATACTTTTAACGAGGAAGAACATACAATGACACTCACGCTGTCCGGCGGTGAGTTTATGGAATAGAGGTGATATTTTGGATGCACAACTGATTGACAGCATTAAGACGATCGCAAAAAACTGTATTGAGGAATCTGATCCATGTACATTTTTGTTTGGTACGGTGGAATCAGCGGCACCGTTAAAAATCCGTATTGATGATAAGCTGGTGCTGGATGGGAGCACGCTTGTGATCCCGAGATATCTTACGGATCATGAACAGGAGATTGAAGCAGAGTTTGACACCGAGACCGCGGGAAGTCCGGCACATGAGCATCCGGTAAAACTGGAAAAGAAAAAAATAAAGATCAAGAATGCTTTACAGTCCGGAGAAAAGGTGATTATGGTGCGGCAGCAGGGCGGTCAGAAATACATGGTACTTGACCGATGTGAGGAGGGATAGTGTGATACCGGGTAATCAGTTATCAAACATTGAATATGAGGATCAGCCCTCAAAGACATTTGCAATGCAGGTAGATCGGCAGGCGGTAAAAGGGAATTGTGATGGGATCCCCGCGGTAAAACAAGCGATCTTCCTTATTTTAAATGTAGAACGGTACCAATGCCCTCTTGTGTCATGGAATTATGGCATACAACTGGCAGATCTGATCGGGATGCCGACATCATACTGTATTCCGGAACTGGAGCACCGGATTACAGATGCGCTGATGCAGGATGACCGGATCACAAAGGTGTATAATTTCACGTTTGATGTTCCACGGAAAGGCGTGATATACACTACCTTTTCGGTTGATTCGACCGCAGGCACGATCGATGTAGAGAAAGAGGTGACGGTATAGATTGTTTGAGGATAAGACATATGAAAATCTTATGAAAGAGAAACTTGCGCAGGTAAAATCAACGATAGATAAGCGCGAGGGAAGCTTGATTCATTTTGCGTGTGGAGCTAACAGCGCGGAAGCGGCACAGATGTATATTACATTGGAGTGGATGTTCCGGCAGATGTTCGGAGATACGGCGGATCGTGAGTATCTTGCAAAGATTGCGTATGATACCCGCGGGTTGATCCCCGAAGCTGCGACACATGCAGTTCTAAAAGGAAAATTTAATATTGAAGTCAAAAGTGGAATCCGTTTCAGCCTGGATGATCTGAATTATTATGTGTCAGATTTTATCGAGCAGAAAGACGGATTTTTTTATTACCAGATGATCTGTGAGACGTTGGGCGAAGCCGGAAACCGGAACTTCGGAGATATGATCCCGATTGATTATGTCCCGGGGCTTACAACCTGTGAACTGACCGAAGTGCTGATCCCGGGAGAGGATGAAGAAGATACCGAAGTGTTCCGGCAACGATGGAGAGACAGCTTTAATGCGGCGGCATTTGGCGGCAACCGGGCGGATTACCGGGAGAAGATCAAGGCGATTGATGGTGTTGGTGGTGTGAAGTGTTACCGTGCGACCAATGCGGCGGGGGAAAAGGTTGGCGGGCATGTGCGCTGCGTTGTGACCGCATCGGACTATTCCGAGCCATCAACAGTCCTGATCGATAACATCCAGACGATCATAGATCCAGAGCAGAATCATGCCGAGGGAGATGGCCTTGCGCCGATCGGTCATATTGTTACGATTGCCGGCGCTGCGGGTGTAAAAATAAACGTAGTAACGACCATTACATTTGATACCGGATATACGTTTGCAGATATCAAGAGCCGGATCGAAACGGCAGTTGAAACATATCTGCTGTCCCTGCGGCGTGACTGGGAGAAGAGTGTGGCGGGTCTGGTGGTCAGGATCAAGCAAATTGAAGCGGCATTATTGGATGTGGAAGGAATTCTGGATGTCGCAGATACGAAATTAAACGGGAAAGCCGAGAATATACAGCTTGGTGTCGATGAGATTCCATTAAGGGGGGAGATCAGTGGATAGACAGTTGCTTGATTATTTGCCGGAGGTCTTGAAAACCTATGCGGAGTTTCGGGAGCTGGCAAGGGTAGAGCAGCCTGCGGTAGCGGAGCTGTGGGATGCCATAGATGATCTGTTTGGCGAAGCGTTCATTACAGATGAGAGTGCTGCCGGTGCTTCCCGGTGGGAGAAGATATTGGAGATTACACCGTTTGATACGGATACGATCGAGTTTCGGAATTTCCGCATCCGCGCAAGACTGCTTGAAGATAAGCCGTATACCTATCGGACTTTGTGCAAACAGCTGGCGGCACTCTGCGGATCAGACGGGTATACCATAAAACTGGATCACGATGCCTATACACTGACTGTTCGTGTGGCACTGAAATCCAAGCAGTTTCGGAATGAAGCGGAGCAGATGCTGGAGCGTGTTGTACCGCTCAATCTGATCCTTGATGTAGATCTTATGTATAATACGCATGGGATCATAAAAGGTACTGGGCTGACGCGCGGACAGCTTGCAAAGTATACGCACAAAGAATTACGGGAAGAGCCGTTTTAAAAGAAAGAGGTGATACGTTGGAAACAACAAAGAATTGCAGCTTGAAAAAGCCGGGGCAGAACGATTTTTACGATGTGCAGGATTTTGATGACAACATGGAGACCATTGACGAGCATATTGGAGCTCTGGAATCTCCGGTTTACGAAGAATCAAAGGAATTGGAAGAACTGAAAAGCGGGGAACCATATCTATCGGCGTTTGGCAAGATTAAGAAAGCCGTAGGCGCATTGATTGCGCATATTGGTGACAAAGATAATCCGCATGGTGTTACGCTTGCACAGCTTGGCGCGGCGGCGGCGAATAGTCTTGCAGAACACATTCAGGATAAGAAGAACCCGCACGGCGTAACAAAAGCACAGGTTGGGCTTGGAAACTGTGACAATACGGCAGATGTGGACAAGTCGGTAAAATATGCTAAGACGGCGGGAAGCGCTGTCGATCAGACAGCAAGAAATGCTGCAACGTCAGCAAATACAAATGCGAATAATAGATTGGCGAAATCAGGAGATACCATGAATGGCGTATTGAATATGAACGGACATAATATCATGTATCCATCGCGTATACAGGGACCGGATGGAAAACCAATCGTAGTCGCATCAGGAGATGGAAATAACAATAACACCTATGTGGACTTGCTTGGGTCAAGAGTGCAGTGCAGAAATACGAACGGAACAGCATGGATTCCTGTCCAGGGATATTCATTTACCAATCCATCGTCTCGATTGATAAAAGAGAATATCCGGGACATGACCGAGGATGAAGCCAGAAAGATCCTTGATGTTCGGATCGTGGACTATGATTATAAAAAAGCGTTCGGTGGTCGGAAAGGGCAGGAAGGTGTGATCGCAGAGGAGCTCTTGGAGCTTTTTCCGCACGCAGTGACGGTACCGGATGGATATGACGAAACGAACTTTGACGAATCAAAAGGATTGGAAAATCAGATCATGAGTGTTGACTACGCAAAGCTGGTAAGCCCGCTTATTAAGCTGGTACAGATGCAGCAGTCACAGATTGATATATTACAGACAAGGGTATCAGCCCTTGAGAAAGGAGCACTAAAATGAACCATATTATTTTAGCAGACGGAACAACGTTGAATACTTCACAGGAAAGCGGCAGTACATTTCGTGTCCCGTTGGAAAACAGGGACGCATTTAAGGATCTGTTGAGCAAGATCACGGATGAAAATGTGCAGACCATCCAGATTGTTACAGAAGAGGATGTTGTGGTTGAGAGACAGAGCAACCTCACGCTTTCCAGATTATCACTGGAGCAGGCAGATGATGGAGGAACGTACACGGCGGTACTGGAATGCAGACCGGCGGACAAAACAGCACAGCGTCTTGCCGATCAGCAGACTAGTATCGATGATTTGGCAACAGCGGTCGCAGGGCTGTTGTACGGAGAGGATGGTGAGACAGAATGACAGCAAGCGTAAAACGCATTATGCTCAAAGCAATCCGTGCAAGATTAAGCCAGGGCGAAGATCTGAAGACAATCTTGGACAGTTATCCGAAATTGCCTTATGCGGATAAAAAGGAACTGAAAAAAGAGTTAAGTGAATAAAGATGCATAGAAACCGCGGGAGAAATCTCTGCGGTATTTTTATGCGGAAAGGAATCATATGGCATTGAACGATGAATACATCAGCAAACAGTTGGAGACAACAGAGGATCGATTGAACGATCACGCGGAGAGAATCCGCACTTTGGAAAAAGGCGTTGCAGTAACGGACGCAAAGGTGGACAGCCTTTGTAAATCGTTGGAAAAACAGACAAAATCCATCAATGCGCTGATCGGCACATTTGCCACAGCACTGGTGGGATTTTTTATCTATGCAGTGGAAGTTGGCGTATTTAAGTAGGAACTGAATATTTTATAAGAAAGGTTAAAAAGGTGAAGAGTATGTTTAAGAATTGTGTTTTAAAACCGAGTGTAAGTACAAAGGAATGGTGCAAGAAAGCAGGAGTGAGGGCTGTTAAGACCGTAGCGCAGACCTGTATTGCTACGGTCGGCACAGCATCGGTCATGGGAGCGGTGGACTGGAAGATGGTTGCATCTGCGTCTGTATTGGCTGGCATCCTGTCTATTGCAACGTCGGTAGCGGGTCTGCCGGAGTGCGAAGAGTGCGGCAAGGAGGAGTAATCATATGAAAATTTTAGACTTTTCAAAGTACAATACGATCATAGACTGGAATGCGGTTAAAGCCAACTGTGACGGTATTATCTTGAGATGCGGAGTAAGAGGATATACGGCAGGGAACATCAAGATTGATGCGAAATTTCCGGAGTTCGCCGAAAAATGCAGGAATCTCGGCATTCCATTCGGCGTGTATTTTATGTCACAGGCAATCACAGAACAGGAGGGGCGGGAAGAAGCCGCCTTTTCCGTGGCGCTCGCGAACCAGTACGGTGCGACACTTCCGATTTTTATTGATTCCGAGGATGGGGACGGAACACCGAGACAGGTAAGAGCAGACGGTCTTGGACGATCCGCTCGGACAAGCATATGTATAGCGTTTTGCGAAGCAGTGCAGGCAACCGGTAGAAAAGCAGGGGTGTATGCATCTGAAAGCTGGTTTAATAGTAAACTGGATTTTGCGGAACTGCGACGGTATGTAATATGGACGGCTAAGTATGGAAAGAATACCGGAGGTCAGTGTACAAAGATCGCGCTGTCCAAGTATGATCTGCACCAGTACACCAGCAAAGGTATTGTTCCGGGTGTATCCGGTTATTGCGATGTATCATTGGCATATTCAAATCTTGGAGCTTCCAGTGATACGGTGCGGATTGCAGAAACACATATGCAGCCAAATTACAGACCGGGAATTGCATATTTCGTACATTGTTCAAATCTGCGTGTGAGATCTGCGCGCGAAATCAAAGATGGCAACGTATTGTATAAGATAAGCAACACAGCCGTGCTTAACAGAGCAACAGCAAGAGACAGCGCAGGACGCATCTGGATGAACGTTTCTGGCACGAATCGCGAAGAGTGGGTATGTGCCGATGATGGCAAGAGAAGTTACATATATTAAGCAGGACAAGCCGGAGGGAGAAATCCTTCCGGCTTTTTTGCTATCTAAAAAATATAATTAGAATTCAAAATAAAGATGACGGTTGACAAAAATGACGAAAAAATGTAAAATAGGTTCATGATTAAAAATCACTTGGAGGTGAATTAGGTTGAGTGAATTTGAAGATATTTTGTCTAAAAACGAAATAGCCACACTGGCATCAATCGTACAAGTTGGTGACGCAACTTATCGAGAGTTGATGGAGGATAAACAACCGATGTTTGGGCATCCATATTTTGATGATACGCGGGGAAGAATTAGAACAAAACTTGTACAAATGCAATGTGAAATAGAAAGTCATGATCCCAATTTCCCTTTTGAATTTAAACAGAGAGAATTTAGCTATAAACATGTTATTCCTGAAATATGTAATAAAAATATGATCATTCATATTGCAAGAAGCGCTTCGATGAATAGCTTGCCGTATGCATCAAGGTATAAAATTGATTTGGCAAATAATAATAAACCGCTTTGCCGTCAAATGATGTTTGATATGTATAAGGATCCTATCTTTTATGGACCAGAACCGTATTATGGTCTTTTAGTTTTTGGAGGAGAGGATGCGACATTTTCAGCATTACAATTTCCGGCACCGGGATTTAAAGAAATTGCAGAATTGATTGAAATTCCACAGATAAGTATTCTGAAGAAAGATGAAAAAGAAGTTGAACAGTTTGAACGAAAAAAGGCGGTTTTAAAAAAGGAATTTTTGGCACATGGAACCGAGGAGAAAGTTTTATGATGGGAAAAGTTATATCTACCCGGATAACAGAAGCGCGTGAAGCAAGAGCCATGTCTATGGGAGATTTGGCTGACAAAATAGGTGTTACAAGGCAGTCTGTATCAAAATATGAAAAGGGAATTATTAGTCCATCTCCACAGGTATTGCAGTCGATTTCATTGTTGTTAAATTTTCCGGTTGATTTTTTCTATAAGAATGAGACGGAAGTGACCGCAGGGCAGAGTCCGCTATTTTTTCGTTCTAAATCTAATATAGCAAAGAAGACGAAGAAAGCATGTCAATATCAAGTGAAATGGGTCGATGAGGTTCGCAAAGAACTGGAGAAATATGTTGATTTTATAAAAAGAGATGTTCCTACTATTGACGTGAATTATGAGGATCTAACATTTGATGACATTGAGGAAATGGCATTAACAGTGAGAAAAGACTGGGGACTTGGAGATGATCCTATAAATGATCTGATTGGGGTATTAGAAAATCATGGTATAGTTGTTTCTCAGTTTGCAACAAGTGAACTTAGTTCGTGCAATGGAATAGATGGGTTTTCTTCTTGGAAAGATGGATATCCCTATATTATTTATAATCCTATTCAAAAGAGCGCGGTGCGTATAAGATTTAGCATTCTTCATGAGTTGGGACATTTGATTATGCACAGTTCTATTTCAGAAGATGATTCGGTAAAAAAGGAAATAATTGATCTGGCTGATTCACAGGCAGATCGTTTTGCTGCCGCTTTTTTGCTGCCAGCCACATCGTTTCCCAATGACATTAGAGGAACATCATTGGTATCATTGGAAAACGTAAAAAGAAAATGGGGAGCAGCGATGTCTACTATAATAAGAAGATGTGAGACATTGCATTTATTAACAGATAATCAGATTAATTATTTAAAGCGGCAAATGACTATTAATAAGTACTGGTATAGAGAACCACTTGATGATGTGTTACTTGTGAAACCACCGGAGGTGTTGCAGGATGCAATAAGTCTTCTTGTAGATAATAATATTGTTACAAGGGATAAGTTTATAAACGCATGTGCGTTGTCTCCAAGAGATTTGCAAGATATTTGTTCTTTGCCGGAGGATTTTTTTGCTGGTTATATTCGGAAACAAAAACCGATTTTAAGAGTTGTCTTATAATGTAAAGGTTAATAAAATACACAAAGAACTTGCAGATGGAAAGTGTTTGAGTTTTTTGTGTATTTTATTTTCCGTGTTGCATTTCGTGTTGCATTTTCCCCTAAAATTGTACTTTTTAATA